TTTCGTGCAGGGCATCGGCAGAAACCTTATTGAGGGACGTGCCGACCTCACATTAAAGGAGATTGGCACATGATCGACGTTAAGCAGATAGCAAAACCCAGGAACAGCGGCAACGGTGGGGCATCCACCGGAGGGGGCAGCGGTTACGGCGGTATCGGCAGAACAGCCGACGAAGCCAAGCACGCAGCCAAAGCCGACATAGCGACACACGCAGAGCAAGCCGAGTACGCCAACCGTGCCGGATATGCGAGCCGTGCCGCCTATGCTGATTTAGCCGGAGACGTTGCAGAGGATAGCCCGATTAACGACCGCTTTTTGTCGAAGATTACCGCCGACATAGCGCAAGGGCATATTACTTTTCAGCAGGGCTTAACGGCTATCGGTTTGGCAGTATTCAAGGACGGCGCACACTTTGGCGAGTTTGTCAAATCCCTGTATGCAGGTAAGGGCGCAGGTATTGACGCACAAGGAAACGCCGAGGTGGAAAGCCTAAGAGTGCGCAGCTACTTCGAGTGTCTGGAATTGATAGTAAACCGATTGTCAGCAATCGAGGGCGACCAACTTCTAACGGAAGCGGACACAATCGAGAGCGTGGACGATTTGGGCGATGGTTGTTTTGGTTTGCACCTGAAAAGCAAATGGGACGGATATTTTACCGCCCAAGCCGAGAACAACGTACTAAAGGGCATCATCAATACTTTGGCGCAGGGAAGCGGAAAGTATTACACGGCATGGTTTAGGGTTAATAGCGTTAATACCGCTAACAACTATATAGAGGTGACGCAGTACCCGGACACCGAAGTACCAAGCGGCAAGAATTACCCACCGTGTGAAATGATGAAGATTGCACGATGGGGAAACCAAACGGACACCAAGCGGCAAGATTGTTTGTACCTATCGAGCACAGAGGGGCGAATCGTCAAGCTAAAGGGAGTGACTAAGCCGATTTTGGATAACGCCAACTATGGTGCAGCTTTCGGCAGTTTGCCCGAATTTGTGTACGAGTTGTTAGACGATAACGGCAACCCTTTGCCAATACGTGACGGCTTAGACTATATGTATATACCGGGTATCGTCACAATGGACGTTATCAGACTTAATAAATGGACTGGTAAGCCATTGGTTACGTATGTGGATCGTGGGGCGTGGACGCAAAACGGTAAATACTATTGTGATGCCATCAACCCGGACACCGGAGAGTATGAGACATCAGACGTTTGGTTTAATGGCTGCAAGTACAGATGTTGCAAAAACCTCACAACGACCGCCCCGGCATGGAACAATACCGATTGGGCGATGATCGAGGGAAACCCAGACTTTGCCGTAGA